CCTGACATGACTAAAGCTGCTGGGGCAGGTAAGATGATGGCGGGTGTAGGTTCCGCAGTAACAATTATAGCCGTTGCTGCAGCTTTATGGATATTAGCTGACGCTTTAATTAAATTTAATGATGTTGAGTGGGCTTCTTTAGCCAAAGGTGGTGTCGCTTTAGCTGGTTTAACTATAGGATTAAAAGCGATGCAACCAACACTAACTTCTTTTAGTAACCCAACTAACTTTGTTGGTGTAGCCGTACTTTTAGCGTTAGGTGGAGCTATGTTAATGGTGGGTCAATCAGCTATGTTAATGGCAGCAGGTGGAACAACAGGACTTATTGGCATGACCATTGCTTTAATTGGTATGGTTGCGGTAATTGCTGCTTTAGGTGGTTTAGCCGCCAGTGGTATAGGTTATCTTGGTGTTTCACTACTTTTAGCTATAGGAGCTTCAATGTTAATGGTTGGAGCGGCCGCTTATTTAATAGGTGCTGGGATATCACTTGTTGTAACTTCTTTAACCGAAATGTTTAGTGCTTTATCTTTGGATAAAATTGCTGGACTTTTTCTTTTAGGTCCAGCATTAATGATGGCTAGTTTAGGTATTATAGCTTTAGCTGGTTCCATATTTATTATGGGGTTAGCCCTAGCAAACCCATTCGGTCTTTTAGGTTTGATGGGGTTAGCTGTTGCTGCTTATTCGTTAGGTGACGCAATGAAAGGTGTTGATGCTGGTGGAATATCTAAAGCTGTAGACGCGGTTAATTCAGTAAACATAGCGAATATAGAAGCATTAAAAGAATTATCAATGTGGTTAGGTATGGCAAGTGGAACTATTAAAATAGAATTTGGTAATATAAATGTAGATGGAGAAATAGACCTAGTAGGTGGTGGTGGTACTAAAGTCGGTTCAGACTTACTAAAAGACCCTAAGTTTACTAACGAATTAAAAAGAGTGATAGCTGAACATACTCACTTTGACAAAAAGGGTGGCGGATAAATATTGTTAGCTTATTATTAATGCTTTTTATTAATAAAGCTTTAATTATTATTAAATCTTTAATTATTATTAAATCTTTAATTATGTAAAACAGACATTATTATTTATATAGAAGCTGCGCAACAAATTTGTGTAGTAAAACCCAATAAGTAAATATTTATTATAAAAAAGATTATTTAATTATGCCAGCGATAAATCCCAACAATTACAATATAGACTTTTTCCAAAGTTATAGTTTTGGTGATATAACGGATACAAACTATTTAACATATCTTTTTAGTCAAAATTTACCAGACCTACCACAAGAATTAATTGATGGAGCTGCTGGTAACTTTTTATCTAAGTATGATGAGAAGGGGTTAGAAAAAAGCATAAACTACGGACCAATAACAAATCCTGGTAACTTAGATGAGTGGTTATTAGAGGGTAATTTCCCTGTTGACCTAAATGATATTAGAACCCAAACTATTTTAGGTGAAAACGAGTATGGTCCGAAATCTTTAGCTTACCCAGAGGAATTTAATTGTCCAGAACTAGAAGTTGATGAAACAGGGTTTATACAGTACCAAACATCGGTTGGAGGAAACGCTCTCACTAACTTATTGGGGGAAACTTTAGATGCTGTTGGTTTGGGTGGGTTAAACTCTTTTTTAATAGATTTTCCGTCAGAACTAAATGAGATAGCGAACAAAAGACGTTTAACTGAGTTAAAGAGTAGGATAAAAGAAAATCTTATAAATGAAACTGTTGGTAGGGTTAATTTAGACCCAATAGGGTTACTATCTGGGCAACCTTTATTTGGTAAAGATTATAAAATAACCAAACCATCGAAAGGCATACCAATACCAGGGTTAGGTATACTAACAGATTTAGCCGACATTAATCTATTAGCTTTAAGGGGTGACCCACTACCAGATGGTGCTTTTGATTGGGACCAACCAATGTCAGACCCATTTTCAACATCCACGGTAGACATCACAAAGTCACTATTAAAACATACCGGAAAAGGAACACGAGGTTTACTATTCAAATCGTTAGCACCAAATAAATACGGACCAAGAATAGATAGTGATAAATTCACTAGACAATTATCAAGAAAATCAAATAAAGAAGATGAACCAAAAGAAAAACTAGGTTATTTAGCTTTTTCGAATAGTAAAGAATTTAAGTTAAAAAGAAAAGAAAAGAAAAGACGCAAAGAAGATTTAAAAGGACTTGCGGAAAGTGCTAAAACTTTTGGTGCGGATTTTATTGAAGACGTTGAAGAAAAACTTAACGGTGTTAGAAATTCTAGACCAGATATCCCAATCACCCCTACAGAGGCTGATAACCCATCAGTAGCTTTAGTAACAAATGATAAATTAAAAAACCAAGGCTTTGAGTTTGAAAAATATGGTGAAGAAATTGAATATCTATTAAAAGACTATAAAAAAGGGGATGATGATGGACACATTTCAAATTGGAATCGTTGGGTATCAGGCCCCAGAAAAATAACGCCTGGGTTAGATGAATTAAGTTCTTTTGAGGGTACTTGGACAAAAAATGATGGAACATTAGTTCCTGGTTCAAGTCAAGGTCACGAACCAGGTCCACAAGTTTGGAATGATGATTTATATTGGAAAGAACGTAAGGATGACCTCGACACACCTAAAAGGGGGTTATTAGCTTACACACAAAAATTGATTGATAAATCAACAAATATTGCCGGAACACCAGCTAGGTTTATTGGTATGCCAAACTCGGACCAAAACTATGACGCTAAAAGTGGTGATAGAAGACACACACAGATGTCCCAAGGTAATTTAGTTAAAGAAACAAAAGAAAACAAATATTATTGTCGTTCATGGTCAGTAAGAAACGCATACAATAGATATCATGACTTAATAAGACATGATGAACTATGGAGAAATACCCAACCTGGTACTATTAGAGATGGGAAATCAGACCCAAGCACAAAATTAGGTAAGTACACAACATTAAGAAACCCTGGGATACCAAAAATAGCTTGGGAAAAGGACGGACTAACAGAGGGTGATATAATGAAAGCGGAAAAACTAAATAGTCTACTTGTTGATAAAAAACATGTTATACCATATATGTTTTCTATTGAAAACTTAGCTTGGAAAGACTCCCCACATTATAGAAAATTACCAGCATGTGAGAAAGGACCTTTTGGTGGTAGGTTAATGTGGTTTCCACCGTATAACATAAGTTTCACAGATAATACATCCGTTAATTGGGACACGACAACATTCATAGGTAGAGCGGAACCAATATACACATACAATAATACAGAAAGAACGGGAACACTGACATTTTCAATTGTTGTTGACCATCCATCAGTACTTAATAAACTAAAAGATGACGCCTTTAAAACAACAAAAGTTAATGAAGAGGGGAAAGTGGAAACCGTAAGTTCAACTACAAACTTAGAAACATTCTTTGCTGGATGTGACGCTAATACAACAAAAAATATAATAAGGGAAGCTTACAAAGAGATTATACCAGCTGAAGAAACAGTAATACCAAAACCAGAAGAAGTAGAGGAAAAAGAGGTGATAATAGATATTGCTGAACAATTAGATGGTTTAAGTTTTTATTTTAAAAACGCTGTGGGTAGTAGACATAATGATGTGACTGGGGATTATCCAGAATACCCCGAAATTCCTAAAGCAAGTTCTTGTAAAGAATCAGATAAATGGGCTAACTCTAAAACATCCGTCATCATGGGTAGGTGTTTTGATTATAACTATGAAAAGGACTTGTTAGATTGGTATGACAACCCAAAGTTGTATAAAACAGGTTCAGTGACTATGAAAGGGTCGTGTTCTGGAGCTGTTGTTTGTGAAGAGGCCGCTAAAGGAGATATTGTTCAATCAGCAAGCGAGTCAGAATCTGATAATTCAAATGCAACTGCTTATGCATCATATCATTTACTTTTAGAAGAGTCAGACTTGATTCCAGAAGGATTCACACAAGAGGAGTTAGTGGAAATTCCGATATATACATACAACTCTAGAGGTGGGGAAATCACTAAATTATCGTGTGGTAACGGCCAAAAACAAATATGGGGACCAGACACTTCAAAGGATTTGAAAAATTTATGGTATAACATAGGGTCTGGGCAAGGGTATGATAAACAAGAATTCTGTAATCAATGCCTACCAACTACAGGTTCTACAACCACAGGTACTATTATAAGTGCGGATAAATTAGGTTTTAAGGGTAGTAGAAATGGGTATAATGAGAGATTTTTCGGTACAGGTGACGCTGACTCAACACCAGATAGCATACCATATAATAAATCAAACAAAACCCCAAAATTGAACTTGGGTGTGGATAAGGAGTGGTCATTTCAGGTATCAACTGCGGGAGCAGGTGTTATAGGTCAAGGTATAAGCCAGTTAATAGAGTTTTTATCTACCACACCTGAAGGGAAGGGTTATAAAATTATTGTAACTGGTAACGCTAGTAATTTAGGTGATAGCAAATACAACAACAAATTAGCCGATGATAGAGCATTAACAGTTGCGGCATGGATGTACGACCAAATGAAAAAATGTGAGATAGACCATGTTACTACTGAAAATGGTAAAGTTGCGATGGCTGTAGAGGGATTCGAACCTATTGGGTTATATAAAGAAGCGGAAAAAAAATATAGCCCATATAAAGAAAATGGGGGCGTTAAAACTATAGCCAAATCACCTAGATGGAAGGTTAGTGGTAAAGGAGAGGACCAAAGTTCCGGATTAGGCAACAATTCAAATTTAAGTGGTGGTGGTAGTTCAAAAAGTGGACAATTTATTAGAACCCCAAGTAGGTTACACCCATCAGATTCAGAAAACACATGTCAATTAGAATCTAGGAGGGTTGATATACGGTTAGAAAAAAATGAAAAATTAATTAAACCGTATTTAGATAAGTTCCAAAAGGAACAAGACCGTAGAATACAAGGAATTAATGAAGGTTTACAAGATGAATTTAAGGCAAAAAAAGCAAAAGCAAAAGCTGAAGCTGAATCCGAAAAACAGGCCGCATTTGATTTAGCTAAAAACTTTATTAATGAGTGTGATTATTTTATGAAAATAAAAGAAGAGGATTCATTTTTATATGATAGTATTAAGGATAAGTTGAGAAACTTCCACCCAGCTTTCCATTCAATAACACCCGAAGGGTTTAACTCAAGAATTACATTCTTACAACAATGTGGTAGACAGGGACCATCATTTATAGACCCAAACCAACCACAAAATACAGCATTTGGTAGACCACCTGTGTGTGTATTAAGGATAGGTGATTTTTATTTTACTAAAATAATAATAGACTCAATTAACTTTACGTTTGACCCTTTACAGTGGGACCTTAACCCTGAAGGTATAGGTGTACAACCAATGTTATGTAGTGTTGATTTAAACTTTAAATTTATCGGTGGTTCAACATTACAAGGACCATTATCAGCACTACAAAACGCTGTTTCTTATAACTTCTTTGCTAATACGGCATTATATATGCCATTGGAGAAAATATTGGATGAGAGAAAGGATATTAATATTAATGAAAAGAGAGATTATTTCTACGGACCATTTGCTGGGCCAACAGAGTTTGACAACGCGATAGGGGTTGGTAAAAATGAAGAATCTAATGTGGGTGATATAAGTAATGAGTCCGATGAACCCGATGAGTCCAACGAGTCAGAAGAGGCGGCAAGTCAAGGTGAAGGTGGTAACGATGGTAACACACAAAACGCCATTCCAGGTTGTTTAGATACTACTCTAGTTGGTGAGACAGACAAAAGTGCGGCTTTAGAACTTGACATACAAGATAATGTGTCTAGTGAAGTGTGGACAGAGGTTAAAGCAAACCCAAATGACTGGGACGCTTATTATTGTAATGACGAATATCCGAGTCAAATGTCTAATCAAACATTTTGGGTAAAGAAAACGCCTGACATCAACAAAACAGAAGAAGAGATAATAGAGGAAACACAAGATGGTACCGAAGAAACCGGACAACAAAATACAACAACAGATGAAGGTGGGCCGGCATTTAAAGAAGTAAGTTCTTTACGGTACAACCAAGGTGAAACACGCGAAAACGAAAATGGAGCTATAACTATATCTGGGGATTATCTTAACGCTGATAACGGTGTGGGTGTTTTTGCGTCAACCTTACAAGACCCTACAGGTGGATTACTTCCACAGTGGGTATGTGGGCAAATACACCCTGACCTTAATAATGACTACTATGTAACAATAACTAGTGATAATTTTTGTTTAAGACTTGACGGTTCTACTGCTGCTGGTCAAGGTGGTTCTCATACCGCTGTTGTTTGGGATGACCATAACGCTGTAGTAGAAAGCACCGCCAGCAGCAGTGATTACTCAAACGCATATGTTATTTCATCTGGAAATGTACCAATGGAACAAGTTGGTAGGGGACTATTCGCCTTTAATTTAAGCCAATACATGTTAGGTGGTGGGATTAGTTCTTTTCAGGAATGGGCATTTTACGCTGGAACAAATGAGTACGAGTCTACAGACCTGATTGAAAATATAGAAGAGAGAATCAAAAAGGATGGTAAAGCACAATGGGAAACTACATTCTCAATAACACTTAGAGAAAACCAAGCAAGCATTGATAAGAGAGTCGCAAATGGGGGGGATAAATCTCCAAAAAAACAACACGGTAGAATAGAATGTGTGGGGTATATAACTGAGGTAGGTTTAAACACTATAAAAGCGGCTGTAGGAGCACAACCACAATAAAATTAAAAGATGGCAAGAAGATATTACGATAGGTACGAAGAATTTAAATTCGATGGTAAAATGAAGATATTACCATTTCTTAGAATACCAGAAAAAAGTACTGACATTAAAATAAAGTATGATGGAAATAGTAGGCTTGACATTATTAGTGATGACCATTATAATAACCCAAATATGGGGTGGTTAATATTACAAGCTAACCCACAATATGGGGGTTTAGAGTTTGACATACCAGTAGGTACCATACTAAACATACCATATCCATTACAAGCGTCTCTACAAGAATACGAGAGACAAATAATATTATATAAAAATTACAATGGGTTATAATTATGGCAATAGAACCGAAAATATATCGTGATGGTCCGATAACTATAATAGACCCAAACCCACCAAACCAAGTCGTTGAACATGAAGATTTATATATCTACGCAAGTTTAGTTGCTAAAACAAAAGGTAGGAGTTTTTTAACAGAAGGGACTAACGGTGATACATCACAAGAAAACATTAACATAAGCACTGTTGATATGGTTGTGTCTGATACAGCAACTAGTAATGGTAAAAAAAGAGAATTTTTAACAACAGCGTGGTCAGATATTGGCGGTTCACAAATGGATGACGCGGGTAGCAGGGGAGATGTTGAGGGTTTTGGGATAACAAATATAGACATTGAAATCAAAGGTAGTTATGTACCAAAAGTTGTGATAGACTTTGTTGATATTAGAGGGGCCACCCTTTTTGAACAGGGTTCTTGTTCACCATATGGAATGTTCTTCCACTTACCGTACCCAATATTCGAACTAACACTTAAGGGGTATTATGGTAAACCCGCAACATATTTTTTAAATTTACAAAAGTTCAATACAAAGTTTAACACAGAAACGGGTAATTTTGAGTGTAAAGCAGAATTTATTGGGTGGTCCTACGCTTTTTTAGCTGACATGTTAATGGGGTTTGTTAGATGTTCAAACTATATGACAAGCCGTTGGGGAGCTAAAGCATCATTAAGAAAAAAATACGATGAAGCGGTCACGTATTATATGGACAATGGTATTTTTGATGAGTCAGATTATTTCTCAACAGTCGAAAGAGTTTCTATTCAGGGGGGTCATCATGCCGGAAAAGTACAACCATTTTGTAGAAAAGTGGGTGGGGACGATGTTGAGTGTAAATCAATATCTAACATGTTAGACGATATAAGTGCGATAAAAATTTTTTTACAACAAGCTAAAGGGGATGCGGATTATATAGAGATTGCTAACCTAATCACAGTTAGAAACAGTGTTGCCTCTATGAAGGCGGAAATAACCAAATTCACCAGCAAATTGGAACGAGATTTTAAAGAGCAGATTAAGGACACTTTACTCACACAAGCAGCAAACCCAGATGGTACTAAAAGAAATATAAAAGAACTTTACGTCTTTAACCAAGCCCCAGACGATGCACTCAGCACCCTATTTCATGATGTTTGGAATAGACCCATAATAAAAGGTAATATTAATGAAGACAAAGATGGGACAGGTTTTGGTGAGATAACAGCAAACATACCAACAATTAAGGAAACCCCAACTAAAGAACTAGGTCAGCAAAAAGAATGTGGTGGAACACATATTGCTGTAGCGTCAAATAAACAAATAAATGGTGGTTTAACTGGGTGTAAACAAATTGCGGAAGAAGGTACACCCGAAAGATACCAAATGTTAGACTTCTTAGACGACCCCAACATGATGTTCCAAGATGGTATGATTAGGTATTATTTGAATTACCCTAATGTACCTAATACAAACGCTGAAGTTGGTGATTATTACATTGATGTTGGTTTTTTAACCACACTGTTAGATGGCGACATTAATACACTGGATGAAAAAATAGAGAAAAAAAGAAACTCCGTTAAAGAAGCGATAGATGAAGGCGTTATAAGAATATTAGGGTTTAGACCAACAATAAGAAATATATTTACAATTTTGTCGTGTAATGTTGAAAATTTTGTAGCGTTACTTTTAAAAGTTAGTATTGAAGCGGAAGAACATCACAATGAAGAAAACAAACAAATAGAACTTAATAATGATAACAATGGTGGGTCCACCGACCAATTATCGGTATTAAAAAAACAAGCTAATGGCGAAGCTCCAAAAACCATATACCCATGGCCAACATATTATAAGACAAATTATAGGTCTACAGCGAATTATAGTGCTAATAATAGAGAAGAAACAAAAGAACAATATCCAGGTGTAAACGATAAGTTTAAGGATTGGCCAGAGGTTAGATTTATTGAAGATTTTCTTGACGCGTGTAATAGGCTTAATGAAAATGATGAAGATTTATTGGAAGATAAGGAGGGTAGACCAGGTTGGGATAATTATATGCCAATAAACCCATTGGAAAGTAAATATTACAGTAAAGTACAGTTAAAATATAGAGAGAAAATTAAAAGCCTACAGGACTCAACAGCTCTTGATAATGGTATTGCTGAAGTTATAGCTGAAAGAATGTTTGTAACATTGGACTTTTCTTATTTCGACCCAATAAGGTATAACCAATTTAATTTGGGTCTTGGATTTAATTATCCCGGTAGAATAGCAGACACAGAGGAGGGTAACCTGCAGGAAATACCACAGTTTCAGAAACAACGACTTTGGGGTAACACATTGTATAATGTAAACAATGAAGAGACTAATAACCCAGTAATAACATTAGCACGAATAGACGCACACAACTTAATGAGTTGTATAACAGATGCAGATACCCTATCAAATTTAAATCTAAGGTTGTTTAGTGGCGGTGAAGGGTTTTTATCAAAGAAAATCGAGCAGGCATTAAAAGGGGCTGTAGAAGATAGGGACAAACCAACAGACGGCACAAATTCTTGGTTTACTACTGACGCAGAATATACAGATTTATCTGAAAACATATCACCAGCAAACATATTAGAAGATAATGTAAGCTATATAAATAACTACGAAAAGGAGGATGGTTATTGGGCTTACTACCCACAGGGAGGGTATATACGGTTGCTTGGAAAAGCTACTATAGGTGGTTTTGGGGATGAGAATAGTACTACCGCGATGAAAATCTATTCTGATATAAGAAAAATGCAACCAAAATACTTATTCAAACTAGTAGAAGGGGGTGATTTTGAAAATACAATTAATGAAAACCGCGTTGATTTAAATTATAGTCCACCTGGAGACATAACGGATAGAAGACTTAACTTACAAACAGAATTAGGTGATGCCATAAAAGAGTCTTCTAAGCATGAGAACCCCTCAACACAAAAAGAAATGGAGGCGGGTTACACCATACATGATGAAACAAAATTAGTGATGTTCGATGGTAGTATAAATGATTCGTTAAGATTATTTACAACACTAGGGATAGGTGCTGAGTCAGTCGATAACGAATATCGAAGTTTTGACCTCAAATATTCTGGAATACCACTTTATCCAACATCTGACGACCCAACAAATACCTCAAGGATAGCTCCAGGGTGGGGTAGCATTAAACAGTCCTTATACCCCTTTATGCAGAGCACTTATATGTTTTTAGGGAATGAGGGTAATACAACAAAAAGGGGACTGGAAGACTACGCAAATTGGACTAATAGTGGTGGTGGTGGCCAATCAGTTTTCCCCATGAGTCTTACCATGGAACCACCAGGTACAGGAATGTTATCGGGGGTGGGAATGAAGAACTCAAATGATGGTGGTGGTGATAGTTTTCCTGCATTTGAAAACAACACCAAGGACCCCACAAAAATGGGTGACCTTAGTACTGGGTTTTCTACCGCATCTGAATATAATTGGGGTTGGGTACAAGAAATAAACAACCTAATACAAATACCATTGTGGTTGGATAACGTAAATAGATTTAGGAACGCGACCACCGTTGATGGGTTTGAGCCATTATTATCTACAAGTGACCAAACTCTTCACGATGCCCGAACAAGTAATGCTGATTGGGGGTACAAAAGACCCCTTACCACAAGCACTAGTGAGTTAAATCACTCTCCTACAGATGCCGGTCTTACAACAAAACAGATAGAAAGTAGGAATTTAGCTTATTTATTTTTAGCCGGATGTAAAACAACACCTTTTATAACTTGTGGTCAGGCTGAAGCAACAAAAAAAACATTCTACTTGACATCCGATAGTGCAGGAGATGGGGCATACAATTATAGAGGTGACCATTACCCAAAAGCTTTAAGACCATTTGTAACATCACAAGGGCTAATTAAAATACCAAAAATATGGGTTTATGGCATGGGTTCTGTAATGTGGAGATGGAAAATGTATATGGGCACAAATACTGACGGTAACGGAAACATACGTTGGCGACATCCAGCATTTGGTGAAGAACCAACGGGTATGGACCCATTAGCTCAACCTGGTCATCCAGGTGTTGCTTGTGAGTCCCGCGAGGAAGTACCAATAAACGGTTTTAAACTAGGTAATAATGAATGGAATGGAAGAAAAAATAGGAGTAGAACACAAGATGGCAACGTTACCCCAAATAATGGCGGTTCAGTAGTAAGCACATCATGGTCCCTAAATCAAGGTGAGTCTTTCGCGAACACAGTATTTCAAACAGAAAAAAATTTATGGGGTTCTAATATAGACCAACATAAACACACACAAATAAGTTGCTTCTCAAGAGGTGTAACTAGGGTAGACGCGATAAATAGAGCCACATATGCTGGAAACGGGCCAACCTCTCTTGTGTTCAATGGTACAATGGACCCCACAATAGCTGGAACAGAAGTTGCTATTGAATGGCGAGACACTTTCACCTATGGGTGTATGTTCGATTATTATGGTGTGTACAACGCTGACAAGAAATTAAATATGTCTAGACCACAAGGGTGGATACCAAACGCAAACAGCATCCACGCAGGGGTTGAATGGGTTTATCTACCTAAGCCAACTTTGACCTGCCCATTCTGTTGGGGTACATATTACACCCCCTACTCTTACCCCAAAACTAGAGGACCTTGGACCGCCATGTGGGATAATTTTGCTGATGACCGAGGTACCGGTGATGGAGGAAATCTATATAATACTCCTAACGCCACATTAACTCAATTGGGTTGGCAGAATGGTCAAAAAACTTCCGATGACGGTAACCCCCCATTAGAACTACAAATGAGGTCAGCTAAAGAGGCCGCATCAAATAGCTTTTGGCCTGTATTGTGGTGTGCTCCATGGCAACATTTTTACACAGAAGCTATTGCTATCTCAGGAACCAAAGGTTTGCAACACGCAGAAGATGATAGTAGTAACAAATTTGTGGAACAAACAATGTCATTACCAATGTATGACACCATATTTAAGGATTATGTTGGTAATTTTGGTTATTTAGGTGAAAGTAATAATAACTACGCAGGCGTAGATATTACTAAGGTAAAGTTCCCACTAATAGTAGACCTACCAACAGCCTTTATTTTCCCAGATGAAAGACCACTTCCACTTACAGATGTAGAAACTTATACCGTACAGTTAGTAATCAAAGCAAAGCCCCCAAATATGGGTGAGTCAGCTTTATTATGCTATGAGGGCGGTAAATACGCTGAAGTGATGGCATTGTTGCCAACAATCATCAAAGAAAAATTTGTTACAGAATTTGAAACTTGGTGTGACAATGATTGGAGGGGAAAATATTTAGGTGTTGTGGACCCAGTTAACTTTAAACTAGACGGTAATAATAGAACTGGGGACAGAAACGAAGATGTTCAGACTGGACTGTTGGGGGAGTCTTATAGATACGACCAATTCTTTAATTCCGACATATTAGAGGATTTAATGGGGATAACGGCTGTGAAACAATTTACAGGCCCAGAAGAAGGTGGTTCCGAAGACTTTTTTGGGGTAACAACATTATCTACTGACGCACAGAATGGTGATGATTTCCAAGAATTACAGAACACCCTAGTTAAAGAATTTTATTACGCCATAATACCGACACCCAGAATATTTAATTTAGATGTTTGGAATGGTGATAAATCTGAATTAAATGGTGAAGGTGTAAGTAAGAACGCTTTTTACGCGAATAAAAAATTAGCTGAACTATATTTAAATAGTTTCCAAAAGGAATGGAAGGACCACTTCCAAGATAAGAGGGAGGAGTTAACAGTAGGACCAGAAAATAGGGATGACGGTTCAGTATTAAATGATGACGACATAAAATTGTCTTTATATAGGTCATTCAAATCAATCGTTGATAAATGGATTTCTAGTAGTACAAAAGTTAAAGCAGGAACTCCTAGCTACTTTTTTAATATAACAGATACTAATGTCGTAGATGACTCAATGGGTTCAGACCATGTACCATTAGCGGGTCATTTTAGTTATGTTAATAGGGTTATGCAAGAAATTGGTAATAAAGCGGTATTAGATGTTATGAGATTAAAAAAGATACCAAAGAACCCAAAAATGAGTTTTTATAACGTAATATCTGATTTATTAGGTGAAAATAACTTTGATTTTTTCCCATTACCGACATATACTAACTTCGCCAATGATAAATCTGACGCAAATTTAAAATCAATGTTTAGGTCTGACACTAACTCAATAACTAAGGGTAGTGGCCCAAACTTTATTTGTATGTATGTCGGTGGGACATCAAGAACTGTATCCTTAAAATCAAAAGGTAGTAATTGCCCCACCGACAATGAAGATATGTCATATAATGATGATGGGTTTTCGATGAGTAATGACGCTGAAAATTCCTTCCCAAAACCAAACGAATGGCAAGACCCATTGGAACCTTTAATTGGGCAAACAAAGAAGGAGTTTGAAGATGAAGTTGGGTACCAAGGAGCAAAAGGTAGAATAGAGGGTAATGGTGTTACGGCTTTTAGGGTTGCGTACGGTATTGAAAATCAAAACATGTTTAAATCAGTCGAGTTAGACCAATCTGAATTTTCTGAAACAAATGAATCATTGTTGGTGATTGATAGATTGGCGAATGGGGGTAATCCAGGTGATAAAACAAATAAAGGACAAAATTTACATAATTTATATTTAACAAGGTCCTATTCATGTACGGTGCAATCCATGGGTAATATGATGATTCAACCACTACAATATTTTGAATTAACAAATATACCTATGTTTTATGGGACTTATCTAATTACAGAGGTAAAACATAACGTTAAACCACACCATATTGGTACAACGTTTAAGGGGGTTAGACAACCATTAGCGACTGTGCCAATAGTAGAAGATATAGCTACAGCGATGAGCTTATCTATGAAAACTCTGGACCCACTATATGGTGTTGATGTGTTACAGACTAATAATGGAACCACAATTGAGATAAACTTACCAACGTCAGCAACATCCATAACAGATTCAGGTGTTGAAATATATGATATTGGGGAAACAGACAAATCAAATTATTATAACCATAAATTCAAACTATGTGACAATTGTACTGTAAAGGTTGATGGTAAATGGGAAGAATCTCATAATGATGACGGTTCACTTAAAGATAGGTGGTGGGTAGCATACAACCAACCAACGTCTAACATAACCCCAAGTAACGTAGAGTATGTTGCCTTACATTGGTCAGGAGGGTACCAAAAGGTAGAAGATTCAAGAACATTACAAAGAAGAGGGTTACATTATCATTATGAGATAAATAAAGACGGTGGTTTATGGAAACTTTCTGACACCAAGAAGATAGCTTATCATGGTCGGCCAATAAATTCGTACTCAATAGGTATTTCTTATGCTGGTGGTGTTGAAGATAACAAGGAGGGGCATGTTTATGTTAGAACAGCGGCCGATTGGAACACTGAAGATTTAAATTTAAATGGTAGAGACACATTTAAAGCGAAAAAACAATGGAAAGCAATAATAGAAGCAATTGTTTTAGCTGTAGAAGAATACCCAAATATCAAATATGTAACATCACATCATTGGTTTTCCAGTAGTAAGTCAGATGTTGGTTCAGAGTTTCCTTGGGATACGTTATTAGCGGAACTAGCGACAAGGAATATTCACTTAAAATTGAAATATTCTGGGACAGCTCCAGGTGGTGTTGATTGGGTCGCCGGTAGAGCCCCAAGCAATGTTAACAGCTCTAATATTGATTTAGCTTTTGTTGATAATGCACTTGAACAAGAAGTTACAAGGGGTCAACAACCAACGGAACCCAACTCAGTTGGTCCAGGTACGGAAACACAAATAAACGACCCAGGAAACACACCACAAGAAGCTTTAGGTGGGGCAGGTCAAATTACTTAATATTATGGCATTATCAAACTTAGAAAAAACAATTTTAGACACAATAGCTTACTATGAGGGGACATTGGGTAAATCACAAAATGGTTTTAATACTCTTTTTGGTGGTAAAAAAACTATAAATGGGTGGACAGAAGACACAACAAGAATAAGACATAGATGCATAAGACCAACCCCAGGACTTTCAGAGAAAACAATAATAGACGAGGGGTTTGTTGTGTGCCAAGATACGACATGGGAAAGTATATCGTGGCTTAATGAAACAACGGAAGCGGGAAGGTATCAATACGTAGGGGATAGTTGGGCACTAAAAACAAAAAAGCTTGGGTTGGGGTTTAACGCCCCTATGTCCACGAAAAACCAAAATACGGTAGCCGTTGAGGATGTTAGGCAGGCAGGTGTTACAGAAGCTGACCTAAAAAACGCTTTAAATTCAATTATAAAGTTTTGGGCTGTAATTAAAAAGTTAGAAAAAAAATGGGTGACACTTACTAAGGTTTTGAACGGAAACTTCCATAAAACAATTGAAATGGGTTGGGTATTGTATAAAGGAGCTTACGGAAAATATACTACACCTAATAACGGAACAGCCAGTAATTTAAATACGTCAAATAGTAAAACCATATATATTAACGCAGGTGGGTTCTTCATTCCGAAGTTTGGCACAACAACAACAATAAGCACTACCACAGATTCGGATAAATTTTACGTAAATACGCCAAGTGATAGTGAAGTTAGTAGTGTAATATTTTTTTGGTGTGGATATGAGACCCTATTGTCAAGAAAAAAACAGTGGGACCAAATACCGATAGGGGTTAAAGAAAAAAATTATATTATAATGGGGAACTTTGCGCCATATGTGAATGGAAACTATAATTACTCGGTTGATGGTCTAGTGATACCATTTAAATCTTTTTTTGTTAGAAGTGGGGGGGATTATAAAAAAATGAAAGATAAAAACATAATGGGGTACTCAGCCGGTGGAAGGGTCATATTCAATAACTATGAGAAGTCGCCATTTAATGCTGGGGGTGGCAAAATTGATAGTTATAAAATCTGTGGGTTAATTGACCCATCACTTTCATCACCGATAAATACAGAAGATAGGACTTATAGTAGCAACGCGGTCATGGTTTGGGGTTCAGATGATATGGTAAGTTATAGTTCTTGGGGTGTTAGGTATCCTATATTGGAAAATAAAATAAAAGATGGGAAAGGTTTTGTAACAAAAGTACCTGGTTTAGACCATAAAAAGGCAATCCAAAAATGGTTTGAATTATATGGGACCAAATTTAATGGCGGTGAGACACCACCAGTAAATTCCACACCAAACGCTAGCAAACTAAGGCGTGTTATGGCTAATCTAAAGATTAGGGAGAAAGTATACACTACAGCATACACCGTAGCTCAAATAGCGGCACAAACAAGGCCTAAAAGTAGTGGTACTGGACCAAACTTCATAGTGCCAACAGTTAACCCAAATACTGGGGAATGGAAACTTCTTTTGAATCAAACATATACAGATGGTGAAATGTCAAATGGTGGTGACATTTCTGAAAACATAGCAAGAGTTGCTTCCGCTCTTTTTAGTAAAATATATGAACTAACAGATATAAAAATAAAAGTTACGGGTGGCAATGACAGTTACCATCAATCGTATAATAACAATTCTAGACATAAAAAAGGAAATGGTATAGATTTTACAGTTTCTAAAACATCATCCGTAGATTTAGATAGAGTAATAACCATAATACAAGGTTTTGTTGGTGGTGAGTACCCTAATGTTAGATACCTTGACGAATATAGAGAGGGGACAACAAACGGTACTGGAGCCCATTTTCACTTGTCATGGGGTGCTGGAGAGGAAGGTTTAGCGGCTGCTGATATAGCTAAAAACAAAACCGACACCGACCAAATACCAACATACACGGCCTAACCACTTTATTGTTTTTAATTTTTTACTTAACGTTATTAAATGAAACTAATTAAAATTACAACTAACGATGTTGATATGGTAAAACCATACATGACACCCACTATGTCTTTCGATGAAGGTCTAATAGAAATTATCGTTGGTTGGGACTTAGCTAAAGAAAATGGAGCAAAAATATTAGAACATAAACTTAATAAAAATACATATTGGACATTCTCCCCAAGAGAGAAAAGAAAGTTATTTAAACAACATTTAAACGAATTTTTAGATGATTATTTAAATGATATAATTTCAAACATAGAAATTAAAAATTTAAACCCATTGGGTTTTAAATCAGAAGAAGACTACTTAAAATATATAACAAAGAGCATTAGGGGATGTGAGGGATATTTATATTCAGATAAATTATATGTTTATTGTGATGATACCATACATCACATAGATATCGGTTTATTAAATTTTATGTCATGGAACATAATAAACAAGATTAAATCTTTAATAAAATTAAAAGAGAATAAAGAGATACCGAATCTACCAAAAAATCTCGATACGAAGTATATCCCCTATCTAAATGCAGAAAAAAACAATATTAGTCGCAACATTTATTAAGTTAGAAAATTTAAATGTTTTTTTAGATAAATTAAAAAATGACTTCGATATAAATAAAAAATCTGTTTTTATATTTGAAACAGAAAATAGCGACTTAATATTAACCTATAAAATATTTTTAAATGTTGACGAAAAAATAAATCTTAAAAAAGAACTCACAAAGACAATACAAATACATAAGAAAGGTAACACGTTTTTTACAATTAATTCACTAAATAGATTAATAGAGAGAGACTTCGATTTGGTGTCTGGCAATATTGATTACAGTAACTACCAAATAGAGTGGGAAAAGTATGAAAACACTATGATATCTTTAAAAAACAATAATTTAGAAATTTTACAACTAAAAAAGAAGATTATAGGATAGTGGCATATTTATAATAAAAACTAGTTATGGAAAATACTAAAGAAAATAAAGAAAATAAAGAAAAAGAACTCCAAGATAACTTAAACAATTTTTTAAATGATAAAGAAAATTGTGAGAGTGAAGAGTGTTTAATAAAAAACGCTGACGAGTTAGTCCAAAGAGAACATAAGAAAATCATCACCAACGATGGTAGACAACTATTAAGTGAATATACAGTGTAATGGAAAAAAATAGCCAAAATTTAATTAGCGAAGAACTTAAGAAATTTAATAAAATTATTAATTATAACCCTGACGGTGAATCTTTAATTAGTGAAAAAAGAAGTCGACAACCGTGGCAATATAACGAAGAAGTTATTACTGAAGCTGAACCAGGTGAAGAAGAAGATGAAAGTACTGAAGAATTTGACTTTGGGGCTGAGGAAGGTGGAGAAGAAGGTGGAGAAACACCTACCGAAGAAGAAGGAGCTGAAGAAGGTGGAGATTTTGATTTTGGTGACGAAGGTTCTCCGGAAGATGAAGAAGGTGGAGAAGAGCCATCACCTGAAGAAGATGAGTTTGGTACAGCTGGAGCGTTTTCAGCGTCAGATGATTTAGAATCGGATGAAGAAGAAGATGTTGAGGAAATAGATGTTACAGCTATTGTTTCTAAATCTGACGAAGCTAAAGAAATGGCACAACAAGCGGTTTCAGTTGGACAAGAAAATACTAGTTATTTACAATCATTAACAGACAAGTTATCAAACCTTGAATCACAGTTAACCAAAATGGATTCCATAGCCTCAAAAATTACTAAAATAGAACAAGATATTAAAACACCTCAAGAAAGGTTAGAGTTACGGTCATTAGATAGTTATCCTTTTAATACTAAGTTATCTGACTATTGGGAAGAAAAATCTAAAGACGAAAGATATAGAGTATCCACTGGTGAAGAAGTGTCTAACGGCGATACAAAAGAATACGTTTTAACACCAGAAGAATTAAACGCTGATTATAGTGAGGAAACGGTTAAGAACACATTTAACCCTTTAAAAAATAATTAAAAAAATAACACAAAAGTGTTGAATGGGGCCATTATTAAAAGATTTTGGCCCCATTTTTTGTTTACATATACAAATGTTTCATTATACTTAAACTATATAACAATAATTAATAATTAAAAAAAAAGTAAAATTATGAGTGTACTCGATGCAATTGCAAAACAGTATGAAGGTAGTAAATCTGGGAGCAGTGGAACTTCATACGAACAAGATTTCAGTAAATACTTTGCTGTAAGACTTGAAGAAGGTATTAATAATGGTGAATCAACTATTAGGGTTATGCCACCAAAACAGGATGTCCATCCCGTTAACAAAAAAGAAGACACACCATTTGATGAAGGCCATTGGCATTCAGTTAAAGTTGGTGGTAAGTGGAGAAAACTTTACTGTAGAAAACATAACGATGGGGAACATTGCCCACTTTGTGAGGTTTCGAATGACTTATTTAAGTCATGGAAAGAAACTGGGAATAAAGCTGACAAAGATTTAGCAACACAGTATTCAGCTAAGAAATTTTATTTAGCTAGAATTATTGACCGTTCAAAAGAAGAGGATGGTATTAAATTTTGGAGATTCCCACATAACTATAAAGGTGAAGGTATTCTAGATAAAATTATACCATTATTCACTAAAAAAGGTGATATCACAGACCCAAGAGAAGGTAGAGATATTAATATAATTATGGGTAGAGACAATAAGGGGTATACTAAAGTTACATCTATTTTGTCAGAAGACCCAGGTGTTTTAACAGACCCAAAATCTACAAAAGCTAAAGAATGGGTTAGTGATGAAACTTCATGGAAAGATATCTACAAAGCTCAACCATTAGAGTATATACAGTTAATTGCTGATGGAGAAACACCAGCTTGGGATAAAAGTTTAAATAAGTTTATCGCTAAAGGTGATGATAGTGAAGGTGAATCTTCTTTCAAACAACAAGAAAAAAAGGAAGATGTGCCAGTAAATAATTCTTCTGAAAAGAATGATGAAGAGCCGTTTTAAAAAAAATATAGATGGCTAAGAAAAGTTCAATTAAAAAGAAAAGTTTCTCTTTAGATTCACTAAAGAAAACACATAGCAGTAAGACAAAGTACAAACCGACATCATTCTTTGATGTCGGGGAGGCTTTTCATAAAGCTAGTGGATTACCAGGACCAGTAATGCACAATATTAATATGTTCCTAGGACACTCTAATTCGTCTAAGACCACAGCTCTAATTAAATCAGCTGTATCAGCACAAAAACAGGGGTACTTACCTGTGTTTTTAATTACTGAAAGAAAATGGTCTTGGGAATATTGTGATAAGTTAGGTCTACACTCTGAGACGATAACAGATGAAGAAGGTGAAGAAGTTATAGATGGGTTATTCCTATTCAATGATGACTTTCAAACTATCGAACAAGTTACGGATTTTGCTAACCAATTGTTAGACATACAAGAGAAGGATGGAATGCCTGACGGACCTGATGGAAAACCCTTAAAAGGTTACCTATTCTTATGGGACTCTGTAGGTTCAATACCTTGTCAGATGACCTTTGACGGTAAAGGCGGGTCAATGCACAACGCTAGAGTGTTAGCTGATAAAATTGGTATGGGATTAACCTCTAGAATTACAAATTCAAAAAGAGAAGATTATCCTTACGACAACACACTAGTGATAGTAAACCAACCATGGGTAGAATTACCCGACAACCCTTTCGGCCAACCTAAGATTAAAGCTAAGGGGGGTGAAGCTATTTGGTTAAACTCAGCATTAGTGTTTTTATTTGGTAACCAAAAGAACTCTGGAATATCACAACTAGACGCAACTAAGGATGGTAGAAAAGTAGCCTTCGCAACGAAGACAAAAATATCCATTCTTAAAAACCATGTTAATGGTTTGGGGTATAAAGATGGTAAGATTATTGCAACACCTCATGGATATATTGAGGACACGAAAGAATCAATCAATAAATACAAAGAAGAGTACGCTGAGTATTGGAAAAGTGTTATGGGTGGTGACACTTTCAATCTTAACGAAACAAAAGAACCTTTAGGTTTATAGAATAAAAAAAGTAATGAAAGTAAATTATAATAGATTATTAGAATTAAATAGAGAGGCGTTAATTGATAACGAAAGAACCCAGTTAGCATCTTTTTATATAATTCAATCATCTATAGAAAGATATATATCAGGGGATGTAATACCCCAAGAAGCAATAAATTTATTACTTGATATGGGTGTTTTGGAACCCACTGAAGAAGATATTGCAAGAGAACAGATTGTTGGACCTTTTAATTTTAGCCAACATGGGCCTACGAACACCTAGAGGAAAACCTAAAAAAACAAAAACCCTTATCGTTGATGGGAACGTTTTAATGAAACGTTCTTACAGTGGTGCTAAACATGTTTTCCATAAAGGTAAACATATAGGTGGTATATCCGCCTTTTATGGTACACTAAGAAAAATCATTATAGAACATAAGATAGATAAAGTAGTTATCACTTGGGATGGAGAAAGGGGTGGAACCCTTAGATTAGACTACTACCCTGAATACAAAGGAAATAGACCTAGGTTTTTCGATAAGGAATATGAATTACAAAAACTAAGGGTTAAGGAATATGCTGAAGATTTATCTATTAGACAGTATGAACACCCAGATGTTGAATCTGACGATTTAATTGCTTTTTATTGTTTAAATAAAAAAAGTAACGAGGATGTTATGGTTTATACTAATGACCGTGATTTATGTCAGATGATAAATAATGAAGTTACAATTTTTTTAGCGGATAAAAAAATGGAAGTAGGAATAGGTAACTACCAATGGTTCTTTGAACACCATTATACAAACACTGGACTTATAAAGATTATTGAGGGGTGTAAGAGTGATTACATCAAAGGTGTTGACGGTGTAACTGAAAACACACTGTTGAAACATTTTCCACAATTAAAAGAAAGGGAAGTAACCCTAGAAGAGATAATAGAAGAAAGTAAGAAAATAAAAGAAGAAAGGAAAACACCACTTAAAGTTATTGACAATATCATTGAGGGTAAAACAAGGGGAACACATAGGGGACCACTTTATGAAATTAATAAAAAAATAATTGATTTAAATAATCCTTTATTAACAGAAGAGGCTACAGATAATGTAAATAATTTAATAAACTTACCCATAGACCCAAGTGGGAGAGACACTAAAAACGTACTCAAGATGATGATTGAAGATGGTGTTATGTACGCTTTACCAGGTGGGGAAAATGGTTACTTAAATTTTATGGAACCATTTATTAAGTTAGCTAAAAAAGAAAAAATAAATTATAAAAAACAAAAAAGATGAAAAAATTTGATAGAAAATTTGAAAAGAAGTTTGAGTTTGTATTATACATAAATGACAATATTATTTGTCAGAGATATTTTTCGGTTAAGAATTTTAACCCTAAAGTGTTAAACTCAATTGAATTAGCTGAGTGTGTAGATGGGTGTGTTGAGTTAATCCAAGATGACTTAAAGAATAAAACATATGATTATCTATATAAAAGTTATAACCCATTTAGAAAACAATTGCAAGAAGATATTTTAGTTGAGAATATATATGATGATGAAGATGTTTTTGATTTCGAAATAAAAGTCACAACAAATGATAAGGGATATGATAAGTTACACAGAATCAAAAAAAGATTTACTGGTAATGTTTATCCACAAAGAGTTAGATACTCTGTTGATGTTAGAAGAATAATCCCCTCTATAATTAAGGAAATACAAGAAACATTTTATTTACAAAATTTTGATGTGGAATACTGCGGAATCTCACTATAAATAGTTATTTATTAATAAATCAAAACTTAGTTTATATGAGTAAGAAAGTTACAACTTTAGGGTACTTAGGGTACAGGTTTCAAACAGAATTTATAAATCAAATATTACACCCAGCAAATAAAAAATTTGCTGATAGAGTTATCGATATAGTTCACGCGAAGTATTTTGATAACGAGTATTTTAGGCTTATTATAGCTACAGTAAAAGATTATTTCGAGAGCTTCGAAAAGATTCCAAATTGGGACACGCTTGAGACAATTTTAAAGGTAGAGATAAAAGACAAAATAACACAAGATTATGTGTTTGAAATAACTAAAGAAATAAAAAATCTAGAGGTAGACGATTGGGAGTATGTACAAAAAGAGTCATTAAATTTCTGTAGACAACAAGAATTAAAAAAGGCAAACGATAAGATATCAAAAATCATTGATAACGGTGAATTTGGTAGGTATGAAGAGTGTGCCGATATAATGAAAGACGCTCTTTCAGTTGGGGCAGAAAAAGATGATGGGACATCAATCACCGAGGGGTGGGACACAGTCCTAGAAGAGGATTTCAGACATCCAATCCCTACGGGAATAAGTGGTATAGATAATTTAACCGATGGTGGTCTGTCTAGAGGAGAGCTAGGTGTTATATTGGCTCCATATGGGGTTGGTAAGACAACAATACTAACTAAAATAGCGAATACAGCATATAACGCTGGCTATAATGTTTTACAAATTGTTTTTGAAGATTTACCAGATGTAATTAAGAGAAAACACGCAGCTTGTTGGAGTGGTGTTGAGTTGAATTCTTTATCTGATGATAAGGAAAAAATATTAGATGTCATCAAAGAAAAGACAAACGGTAAAGAAAACGATATGGTAATAAGAAAGTTTTCGTCTGAAGGTGTTACAGTTAACCATATTAAAACATACATCAGACATTTAATTTCGGTAGGGGTTAAACCAGATATGGTTATTCTAGATTATATTGATTGTGTTGAATCAGCAAGAAGGTATAATGATGAGTGGTCAGGAGAAGGTAATGTGATGAGGGGTTTTGAATCCATGTTAGCTGAATATAATATGGTAGGTTGGACAGCAGT